CGGTTAGCTACCGGAGACGCCGACGAGAACAACAGCGTTAACGTGTTGAACTTTGACGCGATGGGCACGGTTGTTCCCCGAGTGGGAACGGTCTTCACCATTGATACGGTGTACGATTGTCACCCCGAGACGAAGGCTGCGTACTCTCATCGGAAGCAGTTGGTGATTACTTCCGTTGGCAGCATTTCCAGCAACCAGGCGGATATCACTTTCGCTCCCGCGCTGTATGCGGCTGGTCCGAAGCAGAACGTTTCAATTACGGGAACGACCTTTGCTTCAATCGAGGACGACGCAACGGTGCAGCATGGCGCCGCTTCGGCGAGCCTCCAACAGAACCTCATGTACCACAAGGACGCCTTTACGTTTGTCACGGCCGATCTGCCGCTCTACGCGGATGCAGACAAGGCCGTGCGAAGACAAAAAGACGGCTTGAGTCTGAGGGTCTGGCAGGGGTCGGATATCAGGAACGATGAGTTGCTCCTGAGACTCGACATTCTTTATGGCTGGAAGACGCTGCGACCCGAATGGGCTTGCAGGATCAGCAACTAAGGGAGGGTTAAATCATGGCTATTCCAGTAACACGAGAGCGCATTGACTATGGCTCTCCAGATGGCAGCGTGCTTCATGGCGCTGCTCGAGAAGTGGTGGATGGTGCGGGTACGGCTACTACGCTTACTGTAGCTCAGTCCGGCGCTTTGTGTCTGTTCAACACCGCAGCGGGTCAGGCTTACACCTTGCCTGCTATCTCGGCGCGGGACGTTGGTACTACCTTCGATTTCGTGGCAACCGTTACGGGTACGGGCACTTATTCCGTGACCACGGACGCGGCCACCACGTTTATCGGCGGCGGTCTCGATAGCTCGTCCACAACGGTAGCGGAGGGCGGCGATACGTTTGTTGCTGATCCTACGGCGACGGTTGCGTTCACTGGCGACTCTGATCTTACAGGGCGACTTGTGGGTACTCACTTTTCAGTGACGGCCTACAGTACGACTACCTGGACTATCGGCGGTACGATGATGGGCGTGGGCACCTTAGCAACGCCATTTTGATAGTTAAGTAGTTAATTTAACTACCATTACCGGGGTTAGGCGTTGCGTATGTGGTGCTTCTTTTTGGCTTCCATATACGTAGCGCCTGCCTCTTCTGGTGTATCGAAGATGCCTAGACGGGCTTCGTTATTTTAACATGTAATTGAGGAATCAATATGGCTGCACTTACTCCTATCGAGGCCATCACTCGCCATGGGCAAATTACCCATAACGAGTGTCAGTACACAGTAGTGGATGTGGCCGATAACTCTACAACTGTTTATACAGGTCCGTGCATTCTTTACGGGCTTGTCGTTACGACCGTGCTATCTGCTCATGCTTTGCCTGTGTTGGATGGCGCGACGAATACAGTCGCCGCGCTCGCCGCGTCCGCTGCTGTTGGAACGACCACAAACTACGCCGGCATTCGATGCGATACGTCTTTGGTTGTCGATCCGAATGATGCGGCTACAGGGCGAATCACGGTTATCTGGCGCAAGGTCAACGCTGACTAATGGCGACCAATCTCGGGATAATCGAGGACGCGCTACGCGAACTCAATGTAATTTCGGAGATCGACTCTGCATCCGCCGAACAAGGCGCCCACTCTTTGCGTGCGCTCAATCGCATGCTTGAGGCATGGACCGAGAACGGGATTGATCTGGGGTACTTCAAGCAGTCCTCTACAGCCGACACCATCCCGATCCCTGAATGGGCCGAGGACGGAGTTATTGCCAAACTTGCGGTAAGGATTGCCCCCTTATACGGCGCTACTGTATCGCCTGAGTTGGCAGTAGCGGCGACCGATAGCTACCGCATGATTATGCGTAAGTCCATTGTCGATAAGGGGCAAGTCTCTGATATGCGCTATCAGCCAGCAGGAGAGGGTAAGTATCGGACTGGCGGCCGCATTCTGACTGAAACGTAATGCCTCGCTTCTCTCTACCCTTGCAGTCTTACGAACTGCGAAGCCGCCCTACGAGCCCTTCAAGGCTATTAAACTGCTATGCGGAGCAGCTACCACCAGACGCTAAGAGCCCGGTGTACCTCTCGAGGACTCCTGGCGCAAAGGCATGGACGACGGTAGGTACGGGGAGCATCAAGGCGATGCACTCGGCTCTAGGTCTGCTGTTTGTTGTTTCTGGGTCTGAACTCTACAAGGTCGATTCCAACAAGACGGCAACCCTACTGGGAAACATAGGGTCTCCAGGGAACATCGACATCGACTCGAATTCTACTTCGGTCGTCGTAGTAAATGACCCTTTGGCCTATTACTGGGACCAGACAACGTTCGGGCAGATCACCGACACAGACTTTCTCGCTCTAGGCGCGGGCGATGTGGAGTTCATTGATAACTACTTGTTGTTTCGACAGCCTGACTCTGGGACGTTCTTTGCCTCAGACGTAGGCTCAGCGACATCATACGACGCCTTACAGTTCAATAACGCCGACGCCTCCCCCGATGATCTCGTGGGGATGAAAGTAGACCATCGGCAGGCTTTGTTGTTCGGCAAGAAGTCCGTTGAGTTGTGGGAGAACACAGGAATCTCTGGATTCCCGTTTGAAAGGTCGATTAACGGCTATATCGAGCAAGGGTGTCTTAACGGACGCACCATAGCAAAACTCGATAACTCAGTATTCTGGCTTGCTGACGACTACACCGTGAGAAAGCTGGACGGATTAACACCGATTCGAGTCAGTAACCACGGCATAGAGCAATCGATCGGTGATGCCACGATTTCATCTGGCAAGGCGTTTACTTACAAACAAGATGGCCATTTGTTTTATGTCCTGTCTTTCTCAGAGGGGACGTTTGTTTTTGATGCTACAACCGGCTCATGGCACGAGCGACAGACGTATAACGACACTTTTTGGCATCCTGAGTCACACGCCTCGGCCTTCGGGCTCGAGTTAGTTGGTGATTCGACTAGCAACAAGATAGGCGAGTTAAGCGCCACCACGTATGAAGACTGGGGCTCTACCCAGAGAATGGAGTGGACATATCAGCCCGTGTATGCAGAACAGCAACGGGCGTTCCATTACCGATTCGAGGTTGTTGCAGAAGTGGGTGTAGGGCTTACCACGGGCCAGGGCTCGGACCCTGAGATTATGCTGGACTACTCCGATGATGGCGGCGTTACTTGGCTGAGCCTGCCGAATAAGAAGCTCGGCAAAATCGGTGAGTACGAGAACCGCGCTATCTGGCACTCACTCGGAAGCGCAAGGCAGAGAGTGTACCGAGCGGCGGTGAGTGATCCTGTTCGGGTAACGATTGCCGACACTTTTGTAGAAGTGAAGGGCGGGAGACTGTGACAGTACAGCTAAGACCTTTCGCCGCGATCCCGGGCAATCTCCGAGAGTGGGCGAAGTGGATGCGGGAGCAGAACATCTCCGCCGAGGCAGATTCTGTAACTACCGCGATGTTGCAGGACGAGTCTGTAACGTTAGCGAAGATGGCCGACTTAGCGGGCGACACCATAGTTGGGCGCCTCTCGACTACAGGTGTCCCCCAAGCCCTCACAGTAGCCCAGACGGTGACTCTGCTTGAGGCGGCGGGTTGGAACTTCTCGGCAGCCGTCGGACTCGATGGGACGGTAGGATTCTTCGGGACTACTCCGGTAGGGCAGCAAACAACCCCTAGCACTTTGAGCATGACAACCATATCCGGCACTGGCGATGACGCGGATATCAACACTAACTTTTCGGCCATCCAGGCAGCGGTTAACGCGATAAAGACGGCTTTGGATAACTTAGGAGCAACGGCTTAATGTCATTACTTGGCGGGATTATTGGCAGTTCCATTATCGGCGGGCTGTTCGGATTAAAAGGCGCTGACGAACAAGCAGACGCTTCCAGGGCGTCAGTAAATGAATCACGCCGGCAGTACAACCAGACCCGATCGGACTTTGCCCCTTATCGAGAGGCTGGTGTTGGCGCTCTTGGGAGATTGAATTCACTTTCTCAGGGTGACAACAGCAGTTTCTTCAATTCACCCGGTTACGAGTTTAGGCGCGACGAAGGCACGCGGAACATACAAAACAGTTTCGCCGGTCGCGGTAGCGGCGGGAATGCGTTGAAAGCCTTAGCCGCATATAACTCCGGTCTTGCTTCTCAAGAGTACGGCAACTACTGGAACCGGCAGGCTGGGTTAGCGGGCGTTGGGCAAACGGCAACGCAGGGCACTGCTTACGCCGGCGCTAATGCGGCCGGTCAGGCTGGCAACGCTTTACTAGCTGGAGGCAATGCTAGGGCTTCAGGCTTACAGGCCGTGGGCAACTCAATCAATGCAGGGATTGGAAATTTTATGTACGGGCAAGGTGCGGGGCTGTTCGGCAATCAGCAGCCCCAGCGCAATGCGTGGACAGGCGGGGGGCTACAATCCTCGTATGACTACCTGAACAGACGCGGGCGAGGATAGAGAATGCCAATCAATCAACTCAGCCTTCAGAACACCTACGGCGCCGGATTACGTGACAGGGAACTGAACGAGTTTAACAGAAACCGTAACGCGCTCGGCCGCCAGCAAGTAGCTCAGCAAGAGGCAATCAGTAGCCTCGGGCCAAACGCGAGCGCACAGGACTACGCTCGGCTGGGTGCTACGGGGCAGGCGAACGCCATTACTAGCGCGAATCAGTTTGATGACGACGCTAGGAAGGCTAATACCGAATGGCTCGTCAATGCGTCTGAGCAAGTCTTAGTCAATCCTGCAACCTATGGCGCATTTGTAGAGGAAGGCAAGCGCAGAGGGGTGTTACATCCTGCGTTCAACGAGCCGTACAACGAGGTCGAGTTCCAGCAGATTAGCGATAGTGCAAAAGTTCAGGGCGGAACGGCAATACCGCGAGCGTCGGATAACCCATCTGCGATTCAGGAGTATGAGTACTACAACACCCTAACCCCGGAAAAGCAAAGGGTGTATCTAGCCATTAAGCGATCACAGCAGGTCGTGGATATCGAGGGCTCGCCGAACGTGTTGAATCCCCCTGGCGTTGATCCTACCGATCTCTCGTCACCAGCTGCTGAGATACAAGCCGCTGTTGATAGGCAAACCGCTTTGCAGGAAGCAGGCTTCGCTACAGATCAAGAGTTGACGAGACCGCAGCGCGAGAGCGCGGTACTTGAGACGATGGCGACGGTTGACAACACACTTGACCTTGTTAACCAAGCTCTAGGCGGTGTGAATGCTTGGACGACTGGCCCGGTTGGCGTAGTCCTTCAGAAAATCGCTGGGACAGAAGCCACTGACTTGCAGGCAACAGTAGACACGATTGTTGCGAATCTGTCGTTCGATCGTCTCCAGCAGATGAAGGAGTCATCGAAGACTGGCGGTGCGTTGGGGCCGGTCTCAGAGCGAGAGTTGACGTTGCTTGGCTCGGCAGTTTCCGCGCTCAGCACATCTCAGTCACCGCCTCAAATGCTTTCTAATCTGCGAAGGGTCGAGCAGCACTATTCACGAATACGAGCAAAACTGGCCACAGAAGTCGGGCAGCCTGATTCGTCCCCCGATGCTGGCAGCGAAGCTCAATCAATTATTGATTCTCTTTAATGGCTGAAATAACTACACCGGAACAGTTCGACACGCTGAAGGCGCAGCTAAAGGCTGGCGCTTATAGTGATCGTCCTGCATTAGAGCTAGAACTGGCACAGGCCGCTTCTGCGTGGAAGGCAAGCCATCAAGCCCCTAGATACGGTAGTTTGGCAGAGGAAGCCATAGGGCTTGGCGAGACGGCCTTGCAAATGGGTACTGGCGCGGCAGCGAATATTCCGGCCGGGTTTAGCGGATTACTAGCCGGCGCTATTCCTGGCGGCAGAACTGCCGAATCTGCGAGAGCGAACATACAAGACAAGCTTACCTATCGGCCGCGCACGGAAGTAGGGCAGCGAACCAGTGAGGGATTAGCGAACCTTGTTGCTCCGGCGCTTGAGTTCGCTGACAGGACAGCAGAGGACGCTGGGGAGCCAACTGACGTTATAGGCGCCACTCTAGCCCGGACAGCAATGGAGTTCGGGCTAGGAGCTTCTGGCCTGAAAGCTCTCAGATCGTCCAAGACGCTAAAACCTATAAAGCGCACATCACGACCCGAACCCGCGCCTACTACTCAGCAGTTAGCCAGAGAATCTGCAGCAGCTTACCGCGCTGCGGAACAATCGGGCGCCGTGATACCGAAGGCTGATTTCGGGAAATTTGTTGACGATCTTAAGGTCACGCTTGCTGACGAAGGTATAGACACCACATTGCACCCAGGCGCTACGGCTGCACTGCGTAGGCTAATGGCCGATTCCGACAAGAATATCTCTCTCAAGGGAGCCGAGATTTATAGGAAGATAATCAACGACGCCGGTAAGGGTCCCAACGCTGCTGATGGCCGTATGGCCGGCATCATGCGTGATTCTCTGGATGAATTCATGGGCGGAATTGATGGGTCTGAGGCATTAGTAACCGCTCGCAACCTTTGGCAGCGGAAAAGCAAAGGGGAGTCAATACAGAATCTCATCGACAGAGCGAAGTTGACCGCGCCCAACTTTACCGGCTCTGGGATGGAGAATGCCTTACGCACAGAGTTTCGGGCGTTAGCAAAGAACCAACGCCGCATGAGGTTATTTTCTTCCGAGGAACAGGCTGCGATCAGGCGCGTAGCAGAAGGCGGAACGGCAGCTAATATGCTCCGCTTTGTTGGCAAGTTTGCGCCCAGAGGGGTTGTTTCTACCACTCTAAGCGGTGGCGCAGGATTCGCGCTTGGCGGGCCTGTAGGTTCGGCGGCTATGCTGGGAATCGGTGAGGCGGGCAGATTGGGTGCTACCATATTGACAAAGCGTAACGCCTTGGCCGCATCTGAATTAGTCCGCAGAGGGCCGAACGCTCTCCCCCTGCAATGGCGGAATCTGTCAGAAGCACTCTCGACTCGCAGACGGTTGCCGGGGCCTAGACGCTAGACGTTGCTCTGAGCTATTCGCGCAATAGCAACCATAAGAACGAAGTAAACCGAGAACGATGCGGGGATGCTAAGTAGCACGTAAGTTCCTGGCTTGCCTCGTTTTCTGCCTATGAAATAGGCAATTACGGCGAACGCAACCATAAGATTTATGCCTGGGTGCATGCGCCGAGTATACGCCTCACCCGCCATCAGTTTCAACCGGAGAATTATTAGTTGCCAGGCCAACTCTTTAACTTGCCCAAGGCCGTACCCCTGAATGTGGGTGCTATTGTCTCGGGCGGGAAGCTCACATTTTCCCAGACCGGGACCGCAACGGCGCAAAATACCTATACCGACGCGGCGCTGACCGTAGCAAGCTCTAACCCGGTAGTTGCAGATTCTAACGGTGTTTTTGCGCCTATCTACCTTGATCCGTCCCTGCCTGACTACAGAGTGCTTCTGACAGATTCCGCCGATGTAACGATCTATCAGGTGGATGATGTCCCCGCGGGAGTTGAAACCGCGCTAAATTTCACCGTCACAGACGCAGCCCCGTATTACGATCTGATCGAGTCCGACGCTTCAGCCGGTAATGGCAAGTGGAGGATTCAGGCGCAAGGCGAGCAATTACTGATCTACGCTGCCAACGATGCGTTATCGGTATTTACGCCTGTCGTAACTGTCGACCGAACCGGGACAACAGTCGATACGGTCAACTTCGCCCCTACGAGTTTTCAGATAAACGCTGCGACGATCTACCAGACGGGTACCTTTACGCCGACACTCACCGGGTTTTCTGCCGATCCCTCGAGTCCTACTACGTCATGGGCGTTGAGCGGGCAGACCGTTACATTGCGAATGGGGTTCACTACAGGAACATCAGACGCAACCACGTTTACGATCACGAACCTTCCGGCAGCGTTAACCCCTGTTAACGCCCAGATAGTCCCGATAATTGGGTTACACGACAACACCGCAGACTCTGCGGCTGTTGGTTCTATTTTGATAAGCGGAACGACTTTGACCTTCGGGCTTGGTGGAGATAACCCACTAGGCGGCGGGTTCACCGCGTCAGGAACTAAAGGCTTTTCTAACGCCAATGTCGCTATTAACTACAGTCTCTGGGGTACTTGATGGCGAATCTGTTTAGACTGCCGAAGGTTGTCCCTGTCGATTCATCAGGATCTCCGTATCCAGGTGCTAAAGCCAATTTCTACGCGACCGGCACTTCTACCCCTCAAAATACTTACACGGATTCGGCCCTAACGACCCCCAGTGCCAATCCTGTTGTAGCAGACGCTAACGGCGTGTTCGCTCCGATCTACCTAGACCCTGATCTCACGTACAAGTTGACACTGACGGACTCAGCGGATGTAACTATCTACACCGTAGATCCGGTTAGCGAGCACTTAACTGTTGCCAATCTCGGCCTGATCCTGCACGCGAAGACAGCGGAAGAAACAAGCGCTGGCGTAACTCCTACTGCGTACCAGTACGAGCCCGGAGATGTCAGGCGTTACGGTGCTGTTTTAGATGGCTCTACGGACGACTCTACCGCATTAACGAATGCTATATCCGTTTGTGTCAACACGGGCGTTACCCTAATCATCAAAGGGGGCGATCTAAGGATAAACTCTCAAGTTGAGATTTCCGCAGGCGCCGATACCCGCTGTTTTATGAATGCCGAGCAGGACCGAGACGCTCGGATTCTGTCCTACGTCACTGGATCGATCGCCACTTATGCGACAGCAGGCTTTGGCTTGCTGTTCGACGGCTGGACCGAATCAACATGGAATAACCTATCTCTCGACTACGACAACGGAACGGCCGGGTGTGCTTTCCGTTGCAGGAAGCACGAGTCGATATCGTGCAACATAAACAATCCGCGAATCATCGGCGGTACGCTTGTTGGCGACAGGGAAACCACGACCAAAGTCTCGGTTAGGTACATCGGCAATGAGGCGACATTCAACACAGCCTACGCGATCTACTTTCACAAGTGGATGGCCCCGTATCTGAATATCGGGAATATCCTGGTTGATATGGTAGTCGGAGATGGGGACGCATCGACCAAACAGCCCAACGCGATAATGATGCAAGCGCCTCAGTTCCAGCGCTACATGACGGCGTTCAAGACAAACGACACAGACGAGCATTCAATCATCGGCGCGTGGCATCACGCGGCTCCTGGGGTGACTCACGGAACGAACCCGACAATAACGCAATCAGGCGGTACTGCTACTGTTACCCATACCTCGCACGGCTACGCCACAGACGACATCTTGCTGATATCCGGAGCGAATGAATCCGGGTACAACATCAACGGCGCCAAGATCACCAAGACGGGCGCTAACAGTTATACCTATGCGGTTGACTCTGGAACGGCGTCACCAGCTACCGGGACGATCACGGCGAAGCTCACTACCGTTGGTTATCGTGGAGATACCACGCTCTCGATGGTTCAGGCAAACATGGAACCTGGCGTAGATACCATACCGTTCTACATAGACGACGGGGGTAGCGGGTCGAATCTCCTGATTCTGATGAACAACACCGGATTAGCTGGTGTTTTTGAGGATGTCACCGAAGAAAACCTGTTGATCGATCGGTACTTCTACGAGTCGCCCCTACGTCATCGGTTCCGGGTTAACGGTGCTGATGTCGCTAACTTTTACGCCGCTTATGCCGATTTCGCTGTTCCGGTTAGAGGCTCGGCGTTTGTTCAAGACCAAGCTACCGTCGCATCTGCTACCAACATTACTTACATAGATACAGCTCAGTATTGGAGGGTCACAGGGACAACTACCATTAACACTGTCACCGCTCCTGCTAACGGCAGCCCTACAATCTACCTGTCTTCTACAGCGGGAAGTCTTACGGTCAACGACGATGGCACATCGTCAGGAAACATCATAGGCGAAGGAAGCGCCGATATGGTTATGGGCGTCAACGATATGCTGACATTAACTTGGGACGCCACACTGACAAAGTGGGTCTGCACTAACTTCTCGCAGAACTAATGCCTTCCTACGGCGCCCGCTCTCGAGCCGCACTTGAGACTGCGCACCCAGACTTACAAACGATCGGTTGGAAAGTAATAGAAGTTGTCGACCACTCCGTTATCTGGGGGCACCGGAACGAAGCCCAGCAGAACGCTTTGTTCCCGAAATACTCACAGGTCAAGTGGCCCGACTCCATGCATAACGCTTTACCGTCTAATGCGATCGACGTTGTGCCGTGTGTTCCGGGCATAGGAGCTATTACGGGATCACCGAAACAGATCAGCGAGTTTGTGCTAAAATACGACATATCGAGGGCAAGAGTTGAAGCGGACCTTTGGTGGCAGTATGGAGTTCTTTGGGGGGCTTTTGTTTCGGTGGCTTTTGATCTTGGCATTTCTATTCGGAGTGGTGCTGACTGGGATTCTGACGGGTCTACTTTGGATACGAGATTTGTTGACGCCGGTCATATCGAACTGGTGTAGGAGCATACGTGGGATCATTAAGAGACATCATAGCCGGCGCGCTAAGTCCAGCGTCGGAAGCGTACCAGGCGAGAACGGAACGCAAGAAAGCCGAGACGCTTGCCAACGTAGAAGCCGACGTAAAACGAATGCAGGCTAACGCTGAAGCTATCCGAGAGGGGAGGAAGGCTGATGAGAATTGGGAACTCGCCTCGATCAAGAATAGCTCATTCAAAGACGAGCTTTGGTCGATAGTATTTGCCATTGTTTTCCTTGGATCTTTCGTGCCATATATTCAGGAATATGTAGCCATTGGGATTTATCAGATCAACAGCTACCCTCCGTGGTTTCAGTTTTTATTTGCAAGCATAGTGCTTGCCGCTTTTGGCATTCGCTATATCAGAAGGAAGGGATGGTAGTAATGGATGGGTGCATCGAATGGTACGATACATAAGCGGGAAGGTCGCCGGTGCTTCGTTCCTGTCAAGCGTTATGGCGTGGTTCATATCTCACGCCCCAATGATTACTGACGTGGCTCAAGCGACGGCTGCGTGTATCAGTGTTGTTGCTGGGCTGTTGGGCATCATTCTTCTAGGGAAGAAACTGAGGGACTGACTTTTCGCTAAAAAGGGTTGACTATGCGACTAGATGCCTATACTATACAAACATCGTAAGCATTGGAATAGGGAGAAATAAATCTATTGGACGTTCTATCCGAAACAATGAAACTCACGTACTCCGCCGGGCTCACTCACGGGGTCTTGGTCATGGTTGCGGTTCTGGTCGTGATTCTGGTTATCAGGTCCGTTAAGTAGTGGGGAAGGTGACTGACATCAAGGCCGCCGTTGAGCCCTGCCAATACTGCGGCTCTAAGCCCGCATGTGAAGCG